CAAGGAATAACAACGAGTTGGTTGCCGTTTTTGGAAACTTCATCAACAGGGTAGTGGTGCTTACGCATAAATATTTTGATGGAAAGGTACCATTGCTGATGACCATTACCGAGCAGGACCAGGCAGTAATTGATGAACTGGCGTCGTATCCAGCGAAGATCAGCGCTTCCATTGAAAACTACAGGTTCAGAGAGGCTTTAACAGAGGTGATGAACGTTGCCCGTTTAGGTAATAAATACCTTGCAGAAACTGAGCCCTGGAAAGTTATCAAAACGGACGAAGACCGTGTTCGTACAATCTTAAACATCAGTTTACAGATTGTGGCTAGTCTTGAAATCCTTATTGAGCCCTTCTTGCCGTTTACAGCGGATAAGTTGATGAAGATGTTAAACTATGGCGGTTACCTTTGGGAAGACGCAGGTAAAATGAATTTACTGATCCGTGGCCATCAGTTGAACGAGCCGCAATTGCTGTTTGAAAAGATAGAAGATGCAGAAGTTCAGGCACAGATTGATAAACTTAACCAAAGTAAAGTAGACAATATACTTGCCAATGCGGTAGCAGCACCAGTGAAGGAAAATATAGATTTTGATCAGTTTAGTGCTTTGGATATCCGTGTAGCTACAATTGTAGCTGCCCAGAAGGTAGAAAAAACAAAAAAACTCTTGAAATTGACATTGGATACCGGCATTGATCAGCGTACGGTTGTGTCGGGAATTGCGGAGTATTTCACACCAGATGAAGTAATTGGACAACAGGTTAGTTTAGTGGTTAACCTGGCACCAAGAGAAATAAAAGGAATTTTATCACAAGGAATGATTTTAATGTCTGAAAATTCAGATGGAAAACTTACTTTTGTGGCACCTTTACAAAACCATAGCAATGGAAGCGTAATCAGGTAAGTTCTTGGTCCCGTAGTTCAACGGATAGAATAGAAGTTTCCTAAACTTTAGATATGAGTTCGATTCTCGTCGGGACCACTTTAACACCAAACACAGCGGATGTCTTCCTAAGAAAGACATCCGCTGTTTGTTTTTAAGCCCTTTATAGATATCTTTGTTAGGCTGAGTTCGGTTCTATTAGGTCATTTAATTTTAACCTAATTTACACCGGCCTCTTTTTTTGCCTAAAATTTACTCATCAAATAATTTACACCACTGCGAAATCGTTTACACCATGGCATCTGTTAAGGTTATTTACTACCGTCATAAGAAATATTCTGATGATTCCCATCCGATTATGCTGCAAATAATAGATGGCAAATCAGTGAAGAAAAAGGTGCTTCACAAGTGTAAACCTGATCAATGGGACGAAAAATCGAATAGAGTCAATAAGAAAAATCCCAACATGGCCATGATCAACGCCATGATATCCGATAAACTAGCAGAAGCTGAGAAGTCTCTTTTAATCGGCGACAATCCTTTTCTCGCGGTTTCGACCTTAACATTGAAAAATGTGATTGATCTGGAGATAGTAAGATTAACTGAAGCCGTGAAAAACGGAGCGCTTGCAAGTATCACCAGCGTTCATAATGACCTCAAGGAATTTTATCCAAATCTTAATATTAATATCCGAAAACTTGACAAAGTCTGGTTTAATAATTTTGTGAGTAAGTTGCTGGATAAGGGCAATGGAGACAATACTATAAATAAGAAGTTGGACGTATTAAAACGAGCTATTACTTCGAATGGTGGTACCCTTACTCAGTCGGCTAGTGAATTCAGGCACGCTGGTACTGCCACTACTAAACAAAAACTTACAAGGGATGAATTCGCGATTATAGTAAATTTGGAATTGAATGAATCAGATAAGTTATGTGCTATACGGGATTTCTTTGTGCTGCAGGTTTATTTACGTGGCATCAGGGTAGGAGATCTCCTACAGGCGACAAGTGAAAATTTTGCGAATTCTCGCTTTAGGTACGTGTCCGACAAAACAAATCGGCATTACGATATCAAACTACTTCCTGAAGCTGATTTGATCGTTCAAAAATATATTGGAAAACATGAACGGCTTTTTCCGTTTTTCCAGTGGAAGGCAGTTCCCAAGTTTGGTAAGTTCAAAAATGAGGAAATAAGATTGAAGCATAAGGAGTCGTGTACTTCAACAATAAATAATGGTCTTAAAAAGATTGTTAAGCTTGCAGGTGTTCAAAAGAGCGTGAGCAGCCATTGGGCGAAACATACTTACGCGAAGTTTGCTGATACTGCAATTAAGAATCCTATGCTTACTATGCCGCTCCTGGGCCATAGTTCACTGGCAATTCACCAGCGGTACTTGGAAGATATCAGGAAAGATGATGAGTTGGATGATGCAGCAGATCTTGTGTTCTAGCTAAGAAAGCTTTTGTAGTATTTGCTGCATCATATTTTTAACTTCAGCTAGCTCCATTTCTAACGAAACCACTTTAGCATGTAGGTTGTGGACATATTTATCATCCATCTTTTCATCGCTCTGCCTTTCGCCTTTTCCAGTCGTAACCCAGTCCTGGTTAAGTTTATACTTAGCGGACAAGTATGAAAGTATTTTTTGACTCGGGGTCCGGTGACCATTTTCAACAAGTGAAATTGTCTTAGCATTTACACCGGCTTCTTTCGCCATCGCGGCTTGATCACCGATGAAATCTTCTCTAAATGTTTTAATTCTGGCGCCTATCGCCTTTAAGTCTATCTGCTGCATCAGTGTTTCCATTTAAGATTTGCAATGTTAAATTCTATTTGTCTTGTGCCTTCGTGGTAAAATTCGACCTCAACTATTACCTTATCGTGTTTTTTTAAGTTGGAAATAAATCGCCCTTCCCCCTCTATAAATTTAACATTTGAACTTCCATCAGATGATTCACTGGTTTCATAAGTTTGTACTGGTGTTTTGTCAAATCTCACTCTTATTTTTCCATCGGACGAGTGAGTCGTAAACTGACCAGTGCTGATGGTTAAATAAACATTGTTTTGTCCCCCTTGATTACGTATGCAAAGAGATGCAATAGAACCTCCGTCATATGGCGATTTAAATATTAAAGGGTCATTAGATTCGGTTCTTGCTAAGAATACTTTTTTTGAATTCATTTTATCCTCCTCTTCCTTATATTGCCAGTTCGCACTATCGGCTACGTCAGTGTGGACACTGGCTACAGTTGATGACGTATCAACGAATCTCATAGAGCTGTCTGATGAAGCAGTTGAAGGTGTTGTACGGGTGCAAGCAGAAAAGGTCATGCCTATTATAATAATTGATATCTTATTCATGACTTGCTATATAAATTTTGTATGCTATTGGTGGTTCTGAAATCCTAATGTCCTTTTGTAGGTCTTCAATTGCTTCTTCAGTATCTAATCCCTGGGCGACGAGCTTTTGATACTTAGCCATCGTGTTATTGTCCATCAGGATCGGTATTTTAAAACAAATGCAGTCATCATGCCATCCGTTCCAGTCGAAATCTACTGGATATAATCCAGCTAATAAAACGCACTTATCGCAATGTTCATGTTTTTTTGCTGTTGCAGATAGCCTTATTTCATAGCCTAACACTAATGGGTTATGTTCCCAATCGGCACCATCTCGACTCCTAAAAAATCTATTTGTGTTTTCCTTTTCACGCATACATTAAACATTACCTCCTAATTGAAACATCTATAATATTATACAACTCCTTAACATCATTCAAATGTATTTCCTTATCTGGGTAGGTGTCCTTATCAGGATTGAGGGAGTGAATGACGATGATCCCTTCCTCAACATTATGTTTAATGATTCTTTTAGCAATAATACCGTCTGTTTTATGGACAATTATAAAGTCCTTATATCTATGTAAGTGTAGTTTATTCTCCCAGTGATGATGCATTAAAAATCTACCAGTCACCTTACTTTTATCTGGAATGCTCTCAATTGTGCCATTATCCATACTATCGCCAACAATTTCAAACCCCCTGTATAATCCCTTATGGTATTTTTGCACTATCAAACTATGTTTAGGTCTCTGTTCTATAAACTCTGGATCTGCATAGCCACTCAAGTACCCTGCATAAGCAGACTCTTCCACTAAGGGAAACACCATTAATATGTCTCCGCCAGGCAATTCTATAAATGGCGTTTCATCTAGTTCATAGTTGCCAGGTAACTCTCCAAGGTCGATTGCATTAGAACGTGACTTTTCTGGGATCATTTTGCCTTCTCCTTCGTCGAACCATCTCCTTGATACCCCCAGATTATCTTCCAGTTTTTGTCCCATTGTCTTAGGTGGTTTCTTGCTTTTCAGTATTTCAGAAACGTACGACTTAGACATTTTGATCGCTTTTGCGAACTCTGAATCGTTTTTAAAATTAAAATGACTGATAACTTCGGTTAGCCTTACGAACTTTAATGAACTTTTTTCTTCTTGATCCACAGATAGTTATAATATATAGTTCATAAATACGAACAATTATCTTGTATAGTTCGTAATACCGAACTATATTTGTATTGTACAACACAACAAAGGTAATATAAAACGTCAATTCAGTATATACTTCTAAAGGACTATATGTTAACAGCTCAATATCAAAATATACATTTCGCCGGCATGATTGACAACGGCGTAGAGTTCTTCGCTGAGAAGGGAATTATTGATGTAAGATGCATCAATCAAGGAATTGTTTACAATTCTTTTGCTGAATTTCCAGAATGGATCAAGTTAAAGCTGGAGGAAGATATGGTCAGAAATCCTATAGCAATGAAATCATTGAACCGAATAAAAGGCCTGGCTAAGGAAGACCATTTGAAACATTATGCCTTCTGTAAGTATGGAGGTTTGGACCCTAACCCAGACATTGATATCCATGGCAATATGGGCGAATCAGAATACTTCGATTGCGGCTTTAGAGGTAAATGTAAAGCTGAAGGTAAACTTTGCTGCAATATCAAAGTAAAGAACGGATCTCTTACCAAGATGGAAATAAGAATCCTTCAAAAATCCATGCTCTCAAATCAACGAATCGCCAGTGCGCTGTTCATTTCACTTTCTACATTGAAAAAGCACTGGCAGAACATGAAGGCCAAAACAGGCATGAGCACCCGAGCAGAGTATGTGTATTTCGCAACTAAAAAAGGAATTATAAAATGGATATGGTAAATGTGATTGAGGCGCCGAAGGAGAAGTTTACCTGGATAGGACCACTTAGGAGATTAGAGGAGATAAAGGATCCCATTTATTTCTGGTATGCAGACCGTATGAAGGTTGCACCATTGATCAGTAAAGATATCAGGATTGAGTTTCCTGAAAGGGAGTACGAAACGGTAAAGGAAGTCCTAGGTGACGTTCGTGCGAAAAAAGATTTTGAGTATTTAAAAGTTTGGAGGAATAAGTAATGGATGCAGTATCAATCGTGAACAGTGAGCTTTTGAACAACCTAATATCGAAAATAGATATAATGGGAGCGCACGTCGAACAGATCACAGAGGAGCTGAAGCAGACAAAGAAACCTTACCTCACAGCTCAGGAAGTAATGGAGATAACGGGATTCAGTAGGGATTGGGTTACTGATCATAAGCATGACATTGGCTGTAGTACGAAAGGCGGGAAGCTTATTTTCAAACGAAAAGATTTGGAAGCCTTCATCGACGAGGATTATTACAAAGCCAAAAGAAGAAAATAAAAAATGCCCAGGGCAGCAACCCGGGGCACACAGTCAAGAGTCACCCCTTAACATTTTAAAGCAACGCAAAGTTATGATTAATCAGTCATCAAACCAAACATCAGGTAAGCGGCCAAAAGTGCTTGCTATCTCCAAAACATTCATCCCGCAAGAGTATGATAAATCTGCTCAAGGATTCAATACCTGGTCCATGCATATCAAGGGTCAGTTGCACGGTGAACCTGTGCTGTCAGAGAAAATGATCGCTTACAATAAACTATTCCTCAATGTCCAACGAAGATAAAAAAGACTTGTATGCCCTGGCACTGCAGGTATACAACAAAATAATTGCTATGCAAGAAGAATGCAAGGCAATCCGATTAGCTACCGAAGCAATACTAAACAAATAATATTCACCCCTTAATAATTAAAGCAACATGGGAACGACAACAGCAATTGTACGTGACTGCTTTCTCTGCGGCAGAACAGTCTCCTCTGCTAATCTAAGAATGAAATTTGGGCAGAGTTACTGCTCAATTGCCTGCGAAGACTTAGGAGAGGAAAGGAACCAGGGTCATGAGTCGATTTGCTTCGAACTTGAAGAACAGGAGTCATGATTATTACTATTCAAGATCCGATCACCCGGGAGAAATGTAAGAACGCATCAATCTCAAAATTACTGGTTGGGGTACGGGAAGCACAAGCAGCTTATTTGCAGCAACAATTTTTAATAGCCAGTACTGATGCGACCGCCTTAGCAGTAATATCAATAACAGAGGGCTTGGGCTTCATCACTCAAGCCCAAGAAATGAAATCAAATTTAACGCAATTATAAAATATCATGGAAGACGATCAAATAACAGCCGTAGCAATTCAAGGAAATGAAATGGCAATGCTTCGCGAAAAAGCATCAATAGATATACAAGTGTCAACAGCTAAAGCATATCCGCGTGATATGCAGAAAGCGTTAAGTAATTCCATTTTCACTGTCACAATGGATGTCGAGACAGCTTCAACCTGTACTTACTCCGTGCCACGTGGCGGTAAGGCTATCACAGGCCCGAGTGTTCACCTAGCAAAAATTTTAATGCAGAATTGGGGTAACATTCGTGGTGAAACCAAAGTGATTGAAATTGGACAGCGGGACATTACTAGCCAATCAGTAATCTGGGACTTAGAAAATAACGCGGCCCTTAAAGTAGAAGTAAAACGTAGTATCATGACTAAAACCGGTAGGATGAGTGATGATATGATCACAGTAACCGGTAATGCTGCAAATGCCATTGCTTTGCGTAATGCAATATTCGGTATCATCCCTCGTGCCATTGTGGATAAGGTTTATGAAGCCTCGCAGAAAAAGATCCTTGGTGATGAAGAGGGCTTTGCTAAAAGGATCAAGGATGTATTTGCAGGATTTAAAAAGGTATATGGCAAAGAGGAAGCTGATGTACTAGCTCTAGTCGGAAAGGCTAAAATCGATCAATTAACAAAAGGTGATGTAGTTGTACTTATTGGTGTTGGGCAGGCTCTTAAGGATGGAGATGTAACCGCTGATATTGTATTTAAACCTGCGGTAAAAACAGGAGCAGACAAGAAAGCTGATCTGAAAGATAAGCAAAACCCAGCAGGCGATATTAAACCAGAAATGCCATAATCATGGGAGAACTAAGTATATATCGGTCATATGACCCCGATCAATTGGACAATTTATTGTCCAACTATCTGGTAGACTCCTGGAGCTATTCAAAGCTAAATCAGTTCTCTCGTAATGAGAAAGCATTTGAAATGATCCATATATATGGTCAGCGGTCAAAATCCTCTGCATCATCTGTATCTGGGAACGCATATCACTTTGCGCTGGACCGATACTTCACTGCTTGGCACGAAGAAGTGAGATTTGATATTGCTGATTTGGAAAAGTTTGCCTTCGAATACATTGATGAGAGGCCTGCTTACATCTGGAAGATCCAGAAGACCAGCCCAACGGTAGAGGACTGCATGAAAAAGGCGACAACTGTTAGCGCGACATTACTGCGGAACTTCTTCGGAGAGTTGTCCACTTATGAGGATCAGATTGCGGAGGTGCTTTATGTGGAGATTTACTGTGATGAATTCCTTTCCATCAATGGTGTAGACATACCTCTTCCTTGCCATGCAAAGATTGATTTAGTCATTCGTACACATGATAACCGAGTGGTAATCATTGACCATAAATCAAAAGCTGCTTTTTCTGATGAACAGGCGATAAAACTTGCAATAGGAGTACAGGCAATGACTTATGTAAGCTGCTTTGAGGCAAAAACAGGTGAGGTAGTAGATGAGGTGTGGTTTATTGAGAATAAGACTTCGAAGAATAAGGACGGTTCTCCTCAACTGGCAAAGTATCCAGTAGTTATGGATAAAGACACCAGACGCTTATATGAGGCTATCCTTTACGAACCATTGAAGCGTATGATATCGGCGGTCAGCGATCCGGATTACGTTTACCTGATCAACGACTCTGACAATTTTGTGGATAAAGCAGAGCTATATGACTTCTGGTGCAAAACTATGATTGCAGAGGTAGGCGACTTCAACGTCAGTGACAATAAAAAAGAGATGGTTTCCAAACGGCTTAAGAAAATAAGAGACGCTTCACTTGGCAGCATCAATCCAAGAATAATTAAAGAATTTAAAAAAAGCGCGTCTGATTTCATTCAGTACGACCTAAGCGATAAGAACATGACAATTCAGGAAAAAATTGAACACGTATTAAGATCATTCGGCACTATCGTAAGAGTAGCACACCAGTTTGACGGATATTCAAGTAACACGTACCTGTTAGAAGTTAATGCCGGTGTTAAAGTTGCCTCAATCCAAAATCACAGGCTTGACATCGCAAATCAGCTCAATGTTTCGAATGTAAGGATTTCTAAGGATCTGACTATGTATGACGGAAAATCATATTTATCCATTGAATCAAGTAAACAGAGAGACAGAGATTTATTATTTGATGATAGCGATCTGGTAGGCTTAAAAATTCCAATCGGCAAAGACAACTTTGGTAACGTGATCTACTGGGATCTGGATAATCATTCAACTCCTCATGCCTTGGTAGGCGGTGCTACCGGATCTGGTAAATCTGTATCAATTAGGTCAACAATTGAATTTGCAATTCTCGCAGGAATCAGAATCATCATCCTTGATCCAAAATTTGAGTTTACCAGCTACAATGGTGTGAAAGGCGTAACGGTATTCAATGAGATATTGGATATCGAAAACGAGATGAAGCGGTTGGTTGAGGAGATGAATGAAAGGGTAAAATCAAAGTTCGTTGAAAAAACACTGATCATCTTTGATGAGTTCGCCGATGCATTGGATCAATCCAGAAAGGGAAAGGATCTTGAAATTAAAGATCTGGTACAAGTAGGCTTCTATGCTCCTAAAAAGATGATGGGTATGCCTATGCCTCCTGAGCCTAAAATGGTAATGAAAACCGTCGATACGCTCAAATCCTTGGATGAAAATTTAAAGATCCTTGTGCAGAAAAGCCGGTCAGCTGGCTACCGTATTATGGCCGGAACGCAACGTGCTTCTGTTAAAATCATCAATGGAGATATTAAGGCTAACTTTCCTCTGGTTATCTGCTTCCGATTACCTAAAGCTGTAGATAGCCAGGTGATGCTTGAAGAGCCAGGTGCAGAATCATTAGCGGGTTTCGGTGATGGTTTACTTAAATCGCCTCAATATATGGATACTGTGAGGTTCCAGGCATACTACAAATCATAAGGGCAGCAACCCTGAATAAGTTTCATCCACATTTTAAAGCAACAACATGAGTTTAAAATTCAGCAGGCCCATCGCCTTCTTTGATATAGAAGCGACCGGTTTAGATACCACCAACGACAGAATGGTAGAATTAGCCATATGCAAACTTCATCCAGATTTTAGCCGGGAACACTTTGCCTGGCTAATTAATCCACAGATGTTGATACCAGCGGAGTCAACATCAATCCACGGCATAAGTGATGCAGACGTAGCTGACGAGCCGAATTTCTTAGAAATTGCCGCTATAGTTTGGTCTATCCTTTTTGATTGTGATTTCGGCGGATTCAATAGTAATAGGTTCGACATACCGATGCTGTATAATGAATTCCTTCGAGCAGGCCTAACTCTGGATTATTCCACAAGGAGGTTTGTCGATGTCGGGAATATATTCAAACGCAAGGAGCAGCGGACGTTATCTGCAGCAGTGAAGTTCTACCTCGGCTACGAAATGGAGAATGCCCATTCAGCGATTGCTGATATCAACTCAACAGTAGATGTGTTCCTGCAGCAATTAGACCAGTATAAGGACCTTCCTGATACCATGGAAGCAATGCATTTATTCTGTAACCATGATAAACCGGTATTGGATCTTTCTGGTAAGTTTTCAATCGATAAAGATGGTGACATCGTTTTCAACTTCGGCAGCAAGAAAGGCACTAAGGCAAAGTTTGACACCGGTTACCTCCAGTGGATGTACAGCAAGGACTTTGCTCCCGATACAATGAGAATCATCGAAACTATTCTCGGCATCAATTAAAATTTAATAGTTCAATTATAAACCAAAGGCGGGGTCGTAAACAACCCTTGATCTGGTCAATCGCCCCGCCTTAATTTAAGACCCGAAAATGAATTACCTAAATAATATAATTAAATCCGATTGCTTAACAGGTTTGAAAGCAATGCCAGCTGGAATTGCAGATATGTGTGTGACCAGTCCTCCATATTACGGGTTAAGGGACTACGGTAATGACCAGCAGCTAGGACTGGAAACAACTCCTGAAGAATTTATATCAAAACTGGTAGATGTGTTCCGTGAAGTTAAGCGTGTACTGAAAGAATCAGGAACATTATGGGTTAATATCGGCGACACGTATTACGGTGGTAATAGTCAGCCTGGAGGGGGATCTCATAACGGCAAGGCCTTAAAAGCAGGTACACCTCCTAAAAAGCACAAGATCCTAAATTTGAAACAAAAAGACATGATCGGTATTCCGTGGATGCTGGCCTTCGCTTTACGGGCTGACGGGTGGTATTTAAGACAAGATATAATCTGGGCCAAAAAGAACTGTATGCCTGAAAGCGTAACTGATCGGTGTACAAAGTCACACGAATACATCTTCCTGCTATCCAAGTCACCAAAGTACTACTTTGACTATGAATCTATTAAAACACCTGTAGTTCAAGAGTTGAAAGGCAGAGCGGCTTCATTTGAACGTTCTGGGCCCGTATCTGAGCATATATTGCCCGGTCAATCACATGCTCAGCATAGATCAGTTAGAAGTGGAAACAAAAAAAGGAAAGAGGGGGTACAACGGGGATGCCCAGAGGACTCTGCTTCTAATGTTTGTGGCAGTGTACCGTGGGAGGGATCTATGGCCAACAAGAGATCTGTATGGTCTGTAGCTTCTACTGCTTTTAAAGAAGCACATTTCGCCACATTTCCTGAGAAGCTTATTGTTGATTGCATTAAAGCGGGATCTCCTGAAAATGGAGTTGTACTTGATCCTTTTATGGGAGCAGGCACAACAGCACTGGTAGCTTCTAAACTTAATCGTCATTTCGCAGGATTTGAACTTAACCCTTTTTACATCAAAATAGCTAATTCCCGACTAAGGTCAGGTTTGGGTATTTTCAATAAAGCTGAGGATTCTTTTTAATGGAAGCCTTAACAGTACTATCTTTTGGTGGTGGTCAGGATAGCACCTACATACTTTACAAGATCATCCGGGATTCTACATATCGGGCTGAATTCGTGAAAGGAAGGCTCCTTGTCTTGATGAGTGATACAGGTAATGAGCACCATTATACTTATGAGCATATAGAATTCATACGGACCCTATGTTTGGATAATGGCATCGAGTTTTATTTTATCACTCCAGATATGGGTTTCCATCCTCGCACATGGCCATCACTGGAACATCAGATGATCAAGAACAATTCGATCATGTCGATGATGATGCCCCGGAGCTGTACAGATAATCTAAAGATCAAGCCATTTTACAACTTCTTGAACGTCTGGATTGCGGCGGCTATCTATGATCAGGATGTACCTAATAGCACTCGTAACCGGAAATGGATAACTAAGTTCTTTTCTGATTATGGAAAGATCAAAGTAATTATAGGTATTGCTGCAGGCGAAGAAGGAAGGGTGGCCGTTACTAAAGCAAGAAAGAAAGCTGCCCAGATGGATATGTTTATCAAGCCTAAAAAGCGTAACAACGTTTGGATGACCAATTGCATTAATAGGTTTTACCCTATGATCATTGAAGGGATTGACAGGCGGATGGCCCAGGATTATATAAATGTCACGCCATGGCCACTACCACCTCCGTCGAACTGTAAGTTTTGCCCATTTCTCACCCCGCAGGAATTACTATGGATGTACCGCCTTCATCCTGATGATTATAAAATCTTTGTGGTTTACGAAATAAATAAACTAAAACGCAATCCAGGCGTACCGCGCAACTTAGGGGTGAAAGGTTTGAAATATCTACCTGAGATACTTGCAGAAGCGATTGAGGAATTTGGACACTGGACAAACGAGCAGCTGCAGGAATATAAAATGAGTCACGGACACTGTGTTAAATCACAATACTAAAATTATGATCACAGTAAATAGTTTATCAGGGGGAAAGACATCCTCTTATTTGGAAGTTCACTACCCAGCAGACGTATCGCTTTTTGCATTGGTATGCTTGGATAGTCACAATGCAAATGCTGGCTCAACTACTTTCAAGATTGACAACAAGGTTAGACAAATGGTAAATGATAAGCTGCAGAAATACTGTAGCCATCAGAATGAGTTCATGGGCACCGCAGAGGATCCTATCATAATAAAAACCATGTTCGACCTGGAACAAATGACTGGACGCGAAATAGTCTGGCTCAGGGGTCAAGGTTTTCAATCCCTAGTTGATGAGAAGGGCATGCTTCCAAGTAAAAACAGGAGGTGGTGCACTACTAAATTTAAGATACAACCGATATTTGAACATCTATTCATGTACCATTCTTTACCGTGTAAAATGCGTATAGGTTTCAGGTCAGATGAAGCGGAACGCGCTGATCGGTTCAATGATATGTTCAATTACTCGACTCACTGTGAATTTGTTTATGACTGGGAACATGTTCCTGGCAATATGAAATCTACCAGGTTAGAAGATAGTGGAAACGGTTATTTTAATGGATGGAGCGTACCTCATCGTCATAGATGGACAGATATTCCATTCAGAGTTGGCGAATTTCCATTGATTGAAGATGATATTGATCAGGCCGATGTTCAAAGATTTTGGAAAGATAAGCCAGTACAGTTTGCCTTAGATAGTAACTGCCAGTTCTGTTTCTGGAAGCATCCACAACAGCTAAGGCAAAATTTTGAAACTCAGCCCGCGACAATGAACTCTATGGTGATGATTGAAATGATGAAGGATGATAAGTCTACATTTCACCATACAATGGCCATGAAGGATATACGGGATATCGGCATTCAAACAGATATGTTCCAAATGAGAGGTGGTGGCTGCCATGGGGGTTACTGTACAGATTAATATTAAGAATAAAAGTATATGAAAGACGGAGAAAAAGCAATACTGGTACCAGGTAGCAGTACAATGAAATTAACTGGATCTACTAATCATAGGTCCAGAGTTGAGGCCACATTGCGGGCCATGACCGAAGAGGTAACCATAATTAGTATGCACACTGGCACTGGTAATTCCAAGGTGAGGGATCGTAAGGGAATACAGTTCATGTGCAACACAAATGATCTTAGGTCCATGGAAGCGGAAGCTTTTTTGGAATTATAATTACCAAATGGTAATATGAAGTAATAAATTTAGTATTTTAGCTGCCCACATTCTATGAATTACATTGACCTTTTAAACCACTTCTGGAAGATAAACAGAGAGTTTTCATTCACTCCGAATGAGAAATCTGTTTATTTCTCCCTGCTTTTTAAGTGGAATGATCTTCATAGAAAGAACCCATTTAACTTCAGTAATGATCATTTAACTGGTTGTGCCGGCATGAGTGTGAACGCAATGAAGAAGGCAAGAGAGGTGCTAAAATCGAATGGATTAATAGACTTTAATTCTGGTGATGGCCGCAAGATCAATACTGTTTATGCTATCAATGATACGGTTAAAGGTGTCACCTACGGACACCTTTTAAGCACATTAAAGGTATCACCAAATGACAGCCAAACTGAAGAAAAGGTGTCACTAAAGGTATCAGTAAATGACACCTTAAACGAAATAAAGGTATCACGAGGTGACGACTACATATCTAACGATATAGAGGAAAGCATGCTTAATGTAAAAAATGGAGAAGAGGGAGGAGAGAAAGAGGAAAGTCGCCCACAAAAAACACCTGTTCCACTTGGCAATTCTTCGGTTTATTCTTCCATGGATGACGTCGAATTTATTTGCTTAAACCAAAGCACAATTTGGCAGGAGCACATGACCAGAAAGCTTTCTTTAAAAAATTTGGAAGAAGCGAAAAGTTGGGTGACAGAGTTTTTCGACGAGCAGAGAGCAGCTGGTCAAGATAAGAGGGATCTGAATGACGCACGCAGTCATTGCTACAGTTGGATAAAAAAGCAGACCCGGAAAGAAACGGGTGAGGAAAAACCAAAAGGAAAAGCAGAGGCGGTCCTTGATCTTCATTCTGCAAGTACAGAATACTGGGAACAACAAAAACAGGCTCACATCAATAATCAAAATCAAAACCCATGAAAGAAATACAATTAAGCGGATTCTCACAATCAGTCTCAGTTGCTAGAGAAATCATATCTACACCCTCAATTGCTTGCATGGAGCTTATGGAAGCATTCAAAAGCCCGAAAATTTGTGTTCTTGCGCCATACGAGATCGGAAATAAATTAAAAGATGCCCTGACCAAAGCCTACTATCATACAGGTTTTAAAGCACCTGGTGTAGAGGAATTTTTGAAGCTTCAAATTTACCTTACCGATTTTTTAAACAGCGAAAAAATATACCAGGCAGTTTCCATCGATGAGGTCAGTATTGCAATCAAAAGAGGATCAGATAGGCAGTATGGGGATTTCTTTGGTATTGCTCCTGCAACTGTCACCGGTTGGATTCGTGCTTACCTCGCGAGTGAGAACCGGAAAGATGCCAAAGTAATTCAGCTAAATATTGATCAGCAGTTGGAGCTTCCGAAACCTGAACCAACTCCTGAACAGCAATGGGAAAACTTTGTAGTCAGGTTGCGCCAGCTATATGCAAATTATTTGAGCGGTATTCCTATCCAGCCTATTGAAGCAACGTTTGTTTTCAAGATTCTCAGGAGGTCTAGGCTAATCAATTTTGATGAGACCAGGAGAAACAAGCTTAAAGCCAAAGCCCTTATTGAGATCAAAAGGGAGGCTGATCCTAAGCAGGCAACAACGCCGGTTGAGAAAAGGAGGATGCATGCTGCCTATGAACATTTGCTAATCAATGCGTCAGAAGATCCACTAGTCGTCAACAGAGCAATGGCCCTCGGGCTCGTAGAATGGTTTGATGACCTGAAGGAATTCGGGCGGACAATTGACCAAGCTGTAAACGAAGAATTTTAAATAAACCAAACAACCATGAGCCCAAACAGAAGCAGTGAGAAGGAAAAGGGATTGCATTACAGAGTAGAGTTGCCTAAGGTGGTATTGACTTTAGTTGCGGGAATTGATCCAGGCACATTGACTGGTTTAGCAGTGTATTGCAAGCAGACCAAAGAATTAATGATGGTTTCCACCGTCAAAGTTCATGAAGCATTCGAAGCTATCAAGAAGATCAAGGCTATTACGGATAAGGATGGTAACAAACTATTTGTTCGTGTTGAAGACGCCCGTAAACGAAAGCGCTATGGTCTTAATTCAAATGCTAAGCAGCAGGGTGCCGGAGCAATCAAGATCCAGTGCAAGCAATGGGAGGAGTTCTTGAAATCTGAAGGCATCAGCTTTGACCTGGTTGCGCCTGTTCAGATCAAGACGAAAGTAGACGCAAAGAAGTTTAAGATGATTACGGGTTGGTCCGCCAGAACTTCAAACCATGCCCGGGATGCTGCAATGATGGTGTATGGGTTATAGTTTACTGAGTTCATCGCCTAGTTCGTTGATGACCTTCTTAGCAAGGGCATTATCCTTTTCAGTCCAGGGCCTTTCTCCACTAAGCTTTTTGCTTAGGTACGATTTAGCAGCCTTATTCTCCGGCCACATCTTACCGGCGATGTACGATAGTTCAATTGGTGAATGATTGATGAGGTAGTCTTTGTAGTCCATTGTCAAATGTAGTAAAAATATTGTACAAAAATAATTGTACAAATAATTAGTAATGTACAATTATAATTGTACATTTGAATACCGAATCAAACAAGCCGGTTTACGAATATGCAAGACATAACGATTAAAGACAAAGATAGTGGAATCAAGATGGAGGCTATGGACCACGAGCAATATGCAGAGGTTTACATCAGTAGAGATGGAGAGGAAGACTCAGCAAGTTTATTACTTGATAAAAAAAACGGATCAATAATCATTGATGGTAAAACGATTACTCCTCTCATGTGGAAAATGATCAAGGATTTAATGGATCAAGATCTTAACGTCACGGAACAAATTTAACCACACCGCCCGGCTAATCTCCGGGCTTAACAATATAACTATGAATATAGAACTAACCGAACAGGATATCGAAGATTTGAAGCAAGGGCTATACATCGCCATTAAGCAACTGGACCAAGGCAATAGCATCGATAAAGAATTATCTGATCGATTAGAAGCCTTTTCTAAGAGGCTAGACAAATAGCAAATGCCCCGCCCTGAGATAAAGGCGGGGTTTTGTAGTGCCAGGCTTTTCAACTGGTGTTAGATTATGAATCAAGCATCTAAACTAAAAATGACGTGGGCTCCGGGAACGTCTGACTGTATTGACCTGTTTTTAGGCAAACCCACAGCGATGACAGTTTTTATCACAATGCGTAACGGTGATGTGTATGAAACGGAGGTAAGAACGCCACAAGGATGGACTGCTGACACTTTAATGCCTAATCTTGGACAAGCTATATGCGCTGTTTGCCAAGGTGTTCCTACACACATACACTTCGAGAAAATGGAACTGATTATTTTGAATTAATGAGCAAATACGTACTGAACCACGAGGTGTGGGCCACCTGCTGCGGGCAGGAATACGATGTAAGAGCTTGGGTAAGGTGCCCGATATGTAATAAATAAATTGACAGATGGCGCAACGGTATGCGCAGCACAAGGATGTTCCTGCATGAGAGGCGTGCACGCTTAAAAAGCTCTCATGAAACGGGTTTGCGGGTTCGAATCCCGCTCTGTTAAGTAACCGCCGCAAGGCATAAATAGATTGAAATGGAAAAAGAATTAATAACAGTGCTACTTAAAGCCCTTTTAGAGATCCATTCCATCTGCTGGGTGTAGATAGGCCAATTATGTGTCCATAATACTTCACCGCCCACAGAAGTACTAGAAAAATAAATAGTATTAACATCATTTTGCCTTGATCTCGCGTCATGGCCAAACATACTCTTATAATACAAATAATTAAACATGATAACACTACAATTTTTTAACGGTCTTAACTGGGTAGCAGTAAGCACCTGGAACAACGAAATAATGGCTTGGATCAGCTTAGGTGGCGATGACTACGGTTATCGGACGGTTAATGAAGCAGGCGAAGTATTAACCGATAAGAGCGTCAGAAGATGAAAAAGGAGAAATCAAAATCTGAAGCTAAAGAGCGCGATAGGATATTGAAAAACTTTTTAGAAGAGTTCTTCGATTTCTATACCCTCAGAAAAGTTGGCTTTTTCCCAAAGGAAATGAAAAAGGCCGATATCCATGGTCAGGCTGAAAGGATCTGTAAGCACTTTGGATATAAAATAGTCTTCGAGTACGGGGTTAATAAAATCAGGTGCCATATTTCGTATGCTGATGGGCATAGACCGCAACATATCGATGTGGATGGTGAATTACAGCAAGAACCATTTATAACTGAAATAGGAGGTATTTATGAATAACGAACAATGGATTGATGTTATACACAAATTACCTAATCAAGATGAGCCAGTATTAGTTATTGATAAATGGGGTTATATGTCCGTTTGCGCTTATAA